AGGCACCCCTATACATTGCTCGTCAATGGCTTCGACACAGGACTGCATCTGTAAATGAAATGTCTGCTAGGTATTCTATCGTTGATGAAGAGTACTACGAGCCAGAAGTATTGCGTAAGCAATCTGAAATCAATCACCAAGGATCGGAAGGTGTAGTGGAAGTTGACGACAAACTCGCAAAAGTCATATCCACACAATATAAGAACGCCTTCAAAGTGTATCAACATCTTTTAGATACAGGTGTATGTAGGGAACAAGCACGGGGTGTTCTACCCCAATCGACCTACACATCTTTCGTGTGGAAGATGGACCTCCACAATCTCATGCATTTCTTGCAGTTGAGAATGGACCATCACGCTCAAAAGGAAATTCGAGACTATGCCACAGCTATATATGAACTTGTCCAACCCCTAGTACCCCATTCTATGGAGGCGTTCATGGATTTCCGTGTCAATGCTATGCAATTGACGGGTCCCGAAATTGAAGCTATAAACTCCGGTAAAGAAATTGAATCCCCGGGTGAGATGCGTGAATTTCAAGAAAAGTTGAAACGTTTAAAAATAAATATCCCCGAAATATAACTCGCTATCATAAACCTCTCTCAGCCATTAGAGCGCAAACCACGCTGTACTGGGCGAGTCTGATAAAACTTACATGCACATCCTACTTTTTATTTCTTAGTGTACATACATGAAAAATTTCTTGAACCCGGTAAGTTCACCTATCGAGAGTGTTCTTAAAATGCCTATATTGATTTCTGTTCTAGTGCTGTATCAAGGTATACTTTCAAGTCACTCGAAGAATGTACCCACACGCATTGAAAAACTTTTAGAATATAAAATATTTCGTTTGTTTTCTTTATTTGTAATTTCCGTAGTAATCACACGAGATGTAGAATATGCTCTCATTTCTATGTTAATATTCCTGACAAGTCTGTATGCAATTAAAACACCAGAGGAGCGTAAAAATGATGGATTTATATAAATAATTTTTATATTTCCTAAAAGTAGAATGAAGGTTCATATCGTTGGAGCTGGTCCAACCGGTTTGTCTCTCGCATGGGAAATTTTACATAGTGGTGGTGATTATGATGTTACTATTTATGATAAAAAGGTATCAGCTGGTGGCTCTTGGTGGGAACCGGAGGAAGGTGGTAGAGACCTCCATGCGCATAAAATTTTATTTGATAAAGCATTTGTTAATTTCAAATCTCTCATAGATGAGATGAATATTGAATGGGATGATCTTTTCACAAAGGTTGATAGATTTGAAACTTTAAAAATTATGTTTAATTCTTTAAATTTTATTGATTATATAACATTATTAAAACTTTTTATTAAAGTATATACATCACCTACAAAATATAAAAGTGTCTCACTTAAGAATGCTATTGGTTCTCTTAGCAAAAAAGGTGAAGAATTTGTTGAACACCTTACTCTGATTATGGACGGTGTAACATGGAATACTATGTCTGCATATGAATTTGTAAAAAGTTTTGATCATGTGGGGTTATCCGACATGTATACACAGAAAGTGTCTGGTAGGGTAATGTGTGATGCTATGGAAAACGCAGTTTTAGACGCTGGTGCGCAATTTGTATTCGAAACAGAATTATTAAATGTAACATACGGTGAAGATGACTTTATTGCGACATTTTCGAATGAACTAATCGTTGATGATGGATTACTTTTTCTATGTTTAGATAATAGTCCCGCTCTTAATATGCTTGGTGACAATTGGGGACCAGATGCAGATAAAAAACTTAGGGCGAGTACATATGGTGCTATAAATGTACTTCTCGATTATGATACACAAATTGAAATTAAAAGTGATCTAGAAGTGGCTATGGAAACGAAATGGAACTTACAACCCAAAGTTCTTTCGGATCATAAAACAATATCATGTGTTATATGCGATCTCACAGAAGAGATTATTAGTACAAATCCGGATAGACTCATAACAGAAGTCATATACCAACTTGGTGTCCCTGAACCAACAAATGCAAGAATTGCGTGGGGGGCTGAATGGAAAGATGATAAATGGACATTTTCGCAGTCATCTGGTGTTCTTAGCCTTCATGGTCAACTCCCATTCTTTGGGAAATGTTCAAAAGTTGCTATGTGTGGTATGATGTCCCCCCGAGAAACACCTTATTCGAGTATTGAATCCGCCACGGAAGTTTCAAGATCTCTAAGTCATTCTTATTTTGGTACAAGAAAACCACTTACACCACCTTTACTATCACAAGTTTTGCTCTTTATACTTACGTTACTTATAGTTTTAATTCTTATATATCGTAATAGAAATCAATGAAATTAAACGTAACCATTCACGAACCAATGTATGACTTTAACGATAAAAAATATATTCGATTTATAATTTCAGAAACCATGCATGATACTATATCTCGAATGCATGGAAATAAGATGCACCTTATAAAAAATCAACATATCGATAATCCTTTAGATGGTAGAATATTAACAGTTAAAGTGCCATTCCGTTATAGGAGAGTGATGTGTGAAGTACTTGGACGTCCAGTGCAGTCTCTTATAAAAGGGGATAGTGTGAAAATAGATATAGAATTTAAAGGTGTGTGGAATGTTGGGAATTATTCCGGATTTTCATGGAAATTAAACTCCATTAACGCAGAGACCTGATCTCATCACAGAATTCAGTGCTAAGCTCCTCCTGATCGATCTTAGGTCTTTCATCAGCATCTTCTGGAATCTTAATTTCAATGAGTCCAACTGTCTTAAATCCACGGAATGTAATCAAACAACCTTCGAGACGAAGAATCTCTTCTCCGAGGGTCTTTTCCTGATCTTTCATCTGTTTGATATTATCCTTAAGATCTGCGATATTCTTGTTAATACGATCGATGTTCTTTTGTACATTAATTGGTTCAGGTGCCATTATAATCATATAAAGCTTTCAATCTTTAAGTTATTATAATGACCGCCTTGACGAGGACCGGTTATCTAATTGATTCTGGTCCGATATCAGAAATTAAAAAGGAGCTTACCGTAAGAGCAGTAGTAAATGGAGACTATGGGTTTCCTCCACCGCCTTTCAAGGTTTTTAGACCAACAAAGAATGGAATCTGTGTACCCAGATTCTATGGAACTACTAAACTTGGGGAACCAAAGGATGATCGGAGACCTCAACCAACTCGGATCAAAACCAAATTCGTTGGACAGCTCAGAGACGCCACACACCAAAATGAAGCACTCGCAGCAGCAATTAAAGCAGGGCATGGCGTCCTTTCTTTACCATGTGGGTACGGCAAAACGACGGTATCCCTGGCCATAGCGTGTAAGTTGGGGTACAGGACCATGATCGTGGTCCATAAACAGTTTCTAGCGGATCAGTGGAGAGAGCGTATTCAACAATTTTGTCCAGGTGCTACGATTGGTGTCGTACAACAGAATAAAAAGGAAGTCGATTGTGATTTTGTCATCGCGATGCTCCAATCCTTGTCCCTCAAAGAATATTCATTTTCAGATTTTGAGAGTATTGGGACGCTCATTGTAGATGAGGCGCATCACATATGCGCAAAGGTATTCAGTCAGAGTCTCTTCAAGATGTGTCCACGTCATATTTATGGACTTTCCGCAACACCCGAGAGGAAGGATGGACTCACGAAAGTACTTCACTGGTTCATGGGACCCACATTCTTCTCGGTTGAGAGAGAAAACCAGGAGCAAGTTGAAGTGTTTCAAATTACATTTGATTCCCCTAATTACAGGAACCCACCACCATCAATGCGAAACGGAAAGATCTCAATGCCCAACATGATTACAGAACTCGTGGAAGATCGTCAAAGAAATAGGATGCTGGTTGAGTTGGTAAAAAAGGCTTCCATGGGAACGAGGCAACTTTTGGTGCTCAGTGACCGCCGTCAACATTGTGAGTTTCTTCATCAGTGTTTCCCGAAGACATCTGGACTCTACATGGGTGGTATGAAAGAGGCTGCTCTCCAGGAATCATCAAAAAAGAAAATCATCTTCGCGACGTTCAGTCAAGCCCATGAGGGTCTAGATATACCAACCCTCGACACGGTTATTTTGGCTTCACCTAAGTCTGATATTACCCAAAGTATTGGAAGAATCATGAGAGAAACAAAAGGAAAAAAGAATAATCCACACATCTACGATGTTCACGACCCTTGGTCTATTTTCACAGCTATGTATTACAAACGACTCAAAGTGTATAAACAAGGTGGTTTTAACATCCACGGTAAATTGGTCGAAGAGACGAAGAATGACTTCCCTCAGGGAAAGTGTCTGTTTTTATAATCTGAATATCTATTAAATGTCTGGTGCATTAATACAACTCGTATCAAAAGGTGTTCAAGATATGTATCTTACTAGTGATGAGGGGCATTCATTTTTTCGTATGAAATTTACTCGTCATACAAATTTTTCACAGGCTTCAAAGTTTATAAAAAATGTGACAGAAACTGATAATAGTATAACGATTCCAGTCCTAGGTGATCTTATAAATTGTATATGGTTTGAAGGAAATGATATAAATTCAAATGTTTCTTCAAATTTGCTTTACAATTCTACTATAGATTTATTTATCGGGGGACAAAAAATCGATTCTCAACATTATGATTACTATGCTGATATATGGCCTAATTATTTAGCTGATACTCAAACCAAGTCACAGGAACTTACTAACAAGACGAGTATTTCTAATCGCAATTTTCAGCCACTTCATTTTTTCTTTTGTGATCATGGTGCATTTCTCCCATTAATAGCACTTGCTCACCATCAAGTTGAAATAAAAATCAATTTTGATGAAAATAGTCTTATAGGATATAGTGATGCACAGAAAAATATAAAAGTTTACGGTAATTATATATTTTTAGACAAAGAAGAACGTGAGTCCCTTGTAAAAAGGCAGTTAGATTTTGTTATCACACAGACACAACGAGTTGAATATCCTTTACAAAGGGTTGATGATAATGATGTGGATTCGGGTGGATATAATGACCTCGATTTATCTTACTTAAATCATCCAGTCAAAAGTATATTTTTTGGTATAAGTGCATCTAGTAGCGATCCAACTAATGACCGTTTCACATTTAAAACTGCTGACATACAAGTGAATGGTACAACGTTGATTGAAAATATGTCACCAACCTATTATCACACAGTACAAAATTATTATAAGTCTAAATATGGTGTTTCAGATTTAAGAGTTACTACACAGGATCTAATGTATACTCGATTCTTTGCGTATCACTTTTGTTTAAATGCATCGGATTATAATCCTTCAGGTACGTGTAATTTTAGTAGGCTCGATAATGCAAAATTAATAATACGTGGAACAGAAACCGGTTCGTTAAGATCAGCTCAAGAATATATGTATGTCATTGCAACAAATTATAACGTCTTGAGAATTAAAGATGGTTTAGCTGGAATTTTATTCGGTAATTAATGTATATGGGTAGGACAGTTCGGTTCGACCAGGTCTATGTAGCCAATTTAGACTCAGAGCCAGTCGAACAAGAACAACTCACCGGTGTAAAAAGTATTTTAACAAATGAAATCGAAGCTGAAGAAATTATAGTATCTCGATTCGGTATATCAAATGCAACACCATCGAAAGAATTTTCACTTAGTAACAAACTATTCATGGATTCAACTGGTACATACACAGTTGAATGTGACGGTTTTATAAAATCTACTCGTTTTTTTGCAGATGAACAGATATCTATAGGCACTCAAAATCCTAATTATGCATTCCAGGTAAATGACATAATATCAGATACCAGGGTGTTTTCCATTGATACAGAAGGTAAAGATGTTCTTTATGTAGAAGGTAATACGGTATCAACCAATATTATCGTGAAAAATGAATTGTTAACATCTGATGGAAACGTCATTATAAACGGCAAAGAATCAAATGCAATCACCGTTTTTACAAATACATATTCCACAAATGTGTTAGTTGGAAATGAACTCAGAGTTGGTGATAATATGTCATTTTTCGCAAATCACGCAAGTGGAAATGTATTAACCTTGTCTGGTAATGTAGTCATCGATCCAGGTGATTTATTTGTTACAGGTAATTTACACATTCTAGGCAATGCGTTTGTATCTGATACAGCAACGTATATAAAAAATGAAGATTTGGTTGTTAGTCAATCAGTTATACAAATGGGTGACGGTAACGATGGTGCATCGGAGACGGGTATAATCATGACACCCGGTAATTCGTCGAATGTTGCAATTGCTTTTGTAGATGATGGTACCGGTAAAGATGAGTTGGCAATGTTTAGAACTCAGGATTCAGCTCTTGATGGTGGGACACTGTCATTCACTAAAATCGCGAATGAAACACTTAATCTCCATGTATATGGCGATATATACACTTCTTCTAATATCGGTGCTTCAAATATTAACCCTACACACGATTTATGTGTCGGAGATAAGTTTTTTGTAGATACTTCGAGACCAGAAATTTCAAATGTTCTAGAAGTCAATGGTTTTACGTATAGTAAAGGTCTCAAACTTGGAAGTTTGGGATTACAAGTTGGAACAGCAGTTACGGTAAACCCGTTAGGTGTAGCCAGCCCCTTAGCATCCGTAATAAGCATAGATGGTAATATTCAAGCTAAAAGTGTAAGAACATCTGGTGCAGATGGGTGGCTTTCTGGTATAGCAAATGTAGCACCAATTGATACACTTGATATAGGACCAACTACTGCACTTGGTCCAAGAATAACATCTAATTTATATGATGGCAATACATGGTATGTATATGGTAACACATACACTTCTAACTTATTAACTGGGGTTGTAAGAATATCCGAACACATCCGAGTCGGTGGACCTGGTAATGTTTCAGATAACAACGAATATAGCCTAAAATCATCCGGGCAGCTTCTTATTCACGCAAACGATTCTGTTGTAAATCAAACCGCTAATAATTTAATATTACGATCTGGTTCCGATGCTAATAAAATAAGTGAAATTTCTATAGCATCATCAACAACTGACCCCGTTCATCAGAATATAAACATGAAAACAAATAATACAAGTCGTATTAAAATTACAAGTGATGGTAAAATTGGAATAAATAACACTTCTCCTCAATATGGATTAACTGTGGCAACACCTGTACATGTGTTGCATGCTAATACATTCACAATGGGAAATGTATGGGGTTCTACTGGTCAAACTTCAATGCAAATGCGTGTAAGACCCGAAATCGGTGACGCATTTTTAGAAACACACGTTGCACCCGGTAAGGGTTTGAAGTTTGGTGTATCCTCTACATCTGTTATGGGTAACCCGAAAATGTTTTTATCTGACTCAGGTTATTTAGGTATAGGAACCACCTCACCTGATGGCTCTATTCATACCAACAATGGAACGGTGTATGTTAATGATCAAGTTACAAATAATAACAATTTCGATCATACGACAATTCCTTTAGTTGTAACAAATAGAAATTTAATCAATTCGGTCGGTGACGCACAAACTGCAATGAGTGTATGTAGAGATTCGACAAGTGGTTTTGGTGCCAAAGTTTCACTTGATCTGTCAAGATGGGAAAGTGGTGGGTCTAGGACGAGAATGGATTTAAAATTAGCACACGCCAATTATGACGACGTAAAAATTGCATCTTTCAGAAGTGATGGTCGAGTCGGAATCGGAGTTACAGAACCATTATCCATTTTACATGTTAATTCAATAGGTGGTTATAATCCACAAAATAACGGTATAAATGTATTAAATCAAATAAGTGGCACAGGTAAAGATTCTATTATAACGGCGACTGTTCAGACTGCATCCGGTGACGCTTTCTCAGTTTTTTCGGATACCAATAATCAGGGGTGGTCGATTGGTTTAGATAATAAATCCGGTGATAGAGATTTTAGGATCACAAATAATGTATATGCTGTATCAAATATTGAAGCTACTTCTATATTTATAGATGGTATTACCAGTAATGTAGGTATAGGTACAGATCAAACTCTAGCAAAACTTCATGTAATGGGGGATGTTAGAATTTCTGATGTTCTTTCATTTTCTGGTGTTCAAACCGATGATGGTGGTTTGAGACACCATACATTTTTACAAGAAAAGAGATATGATACCGATGGTAAATCGGAACTTTTTATATTCAAAGGTAATGATGGTCAATCACAGGAATTCGCAGGACCAGATCATATTCGTTCGGTCGCGGGAGCTCACAAATTCCAAGTATATGATAATACAAGTGGTCTAGACCAAGGTGAATTAGATGATATTATTTCAGATATTGCTATTCCCAATGTATTTGATCCAACTCCAGTCATGGAAATTTCTGGTAATAGACGTGTTTTAATAAAAACAGACGATGAATCTGCCGTTGCATCGGGGACAGCTTTATATGTGAATGGTGATATACAAGTTCCACTTGAGCAGCGTATTAGTACAGGTGGTCTTACAATTAGTTCCGATACATCTGATACCATAAATGTTATAAACAGTATAAGTGCGAATCGCGACTTAATAATTAGACATCAAAACACTGAACAGTTTCGCATTAAGAAAACAGGTGAAATTGGAGTTGGTATAAGTTCCCCATCTTCTAATCTACATGTATACAACCCAGGTACTGGTGATGTCAATCCTTTCATAATTGAAAGTGCTGCACCTGGAAGTGGGTCTAATTCAACTATAATGCGTTTATATAAGGGAGATGGGTATGGTGGAATTATAAAAGGTTATAGAGATCTAGATGCAGATCAATCGGGTATCATAATAGGTGCTGAATATGATAGCTCAATTATCGATGTAATCAAGATAAATAATTTGGGTCATGTTGGTATAGGAGCTACGTCACCCGTGACTGGGTTACATTTAGTTAATAAGGATATACGAATACAGAGTACAGTAGCAACATCCAATGCAACCATAGAATTTAAGGGTACTTCATCGTCAACGTCATCCAATATATATAACGATTCACGTACTGGAAACGTGTTTGTTGACCCCTATGGGAGTACATTTCATATAAAGGGTGATCTTAATGTAACGGGGTCTTTAGCCCTCGGTGCAAATTTCGAACTTGGTAATCAGATAGGTATAAATTTAGGTGGTATACCACCAGAAACAAATTTACATGTAAGAGGAAATACAATATTCAACGATAATGAAGTAGCATACAAAACATATTCCAAAAAATTTACATATACTGGTATCGGTGCTAAAAATATCCAGTTAGTATTCAATCAGTATGTATTTTCATGTAAAATTGTAGCTATGTTACGTAAAATAGACGGAGGATCTGTTTCTGATATAAGTACAATTGTACTCGAAGTACAAGGTGGGACAAGTAATGGAACGTTATCTGATTATGACATAGCGGTTGGACACCTAAATATATACGGTAAACAATCTAGTGTATACCCATGGAATCCAGTAATTAAAACTGGAAAAACTGGTATAAGTTTGGAACCATTAAATACACTTTCGACGCGTGACTATGGGTACGACATATATGTCGAATTATTTACCGGGCATGGCGGAAAATTAGTAAAAATTTCACGAGACCTTACGAATGATAATAATCTTGACAACGGTACAGGTGGACAAACTCTAATTACATCTTTTAATTATTAATTTTACCATTTAGGGAAAACCCAAAGGTAGAATCAATTTAAATAACTTTACGCCCTGATGGAATCAGAGACGGCTAAAAATAAAACGCCGGCAATGAAAGCCATGACGACGTAATTACATTCAGTTTCTTCTATACCCACTTCTTTGGGGGTATCTTTCTTTTCAACGATGGATTCTTTCTTCTGAATCTCAGGTTCAATATCCTCCAAAGGACAATAACCTATCATTATTTATACTGTACTTAGAGATTAATTTCAGTTTTCTTTTTTCGTCTCGTTTTTTTGGTCTTTGAAGAATTCACATTTACTTCTTTTACTTCTCCCCCTGTCGAGTCCCCCGATATAGACACGATGTCCGATAGATCATCATCATCTTCTTCGGGTTGCAATTGGTGTGCAGCTGTATTCATGGGAGGTGGAGGTGGCATCATGATACCACCCATTAGACTGGATATATCAAGACCGGGACCCTTCATTTCATAATCCCCTGTACCACCTACAGGGGCTGCATCTGCAGGTCCTGTTGTAGACCTAGTTGTATTCTGAACCGCAGACATCATATTTTTTAGTAAATCTGGGTTCTGCTTAAGTACATCATTCATATTTGGAAGTGCAGTCTTAAACATACTATTTGTTAGGTGGAACATCATAGCAGAACCGCCCAACATCATGATCATCTTGATCTCTGGTGCGACACTCACCTTGGAGCGGTACTTGACATAGAGTTCCTCAAAGACACCATCATAGTCATCAACATTTTCCATTACAGATTCAGACCAACCCTCGAGTTGAACCTCAAAAGGATTATACCTTTTATTCAAAAATTCGAGACCGGTCACACAAGCGACTAACATTCTCCTAGAAAATCTCACAGACTGTTCAACATCAATACTATATGTAATTCTCTTTACTTCTGACCTTAGCTCATCTACACCAGAATAAGCACTGAGTCGTTTATTAACAGTAAATCCCTTCTTTTCTAAACGACCCAGTTTATTAATCAGATCCGCCTTTTCTTCATCTATCGATGTATACCCCTTGGACGGCTGCTCCTCACCCTGAGAAGGTTTTTCATCGTATGCGGCATCATCGTAGAAATTTTGCTCAGATTCACCATAATCAATTTCTTCGTCGTTAGATGGTTGAGCTGGAGCAGATTGTTTATTGGGGTTTACAAATGCATCTATTGCTTCCTGTTGTTGTCCCATCTGGGGTGGAGTGAAGTTTGGTCTAGGTCTTTTTACAGGCTGGGGGCGGGGAACTTGAATTTCAATTTCATCCATCAATGCCTGTTCATCCGCATCCAATTTCATAATATTAGTGGTACGACCTCGGTCGAGAATAATTTCTTCGTCCATCTACTAGCTACTTGGAAAGTATTAAGTATTCTTTAACGCAATTTTATAAAAAAATCTATATGTATATTATAATGTTTAATCTTAACCGCGCAAACCGAAATGGCTTAATGTCTATAGCTGTCCTAATCGCCATCATTACGCTTCTGACTTTTTTCGGAACCCGTAGTAAATATCAACCCAGACCAATTGATATCACCCCTGTCACTGAGAAGAGTATATTTGAATTGAAATCAGACATCGAGTGCACTGCTGGGCATGGTAAAGAGGGTGACATTTACAGTATGGGATTGACTCCAGGTGGATTGTGTGGTTCTTCCAAACTCGTTGGTGATCACGCCAGCTATCAAATAGATGGCGGTATTGGTGGATCTTTAATCTAAGTGTAATATATAATGGCTTTAGTCACTTCACCTCAAACTATCCCAGATTTGAATTATGAATATCATACAATTACAGTAGACACGATTGGCCAAGAAAGTTCTAATAACTTCACATGTCATCTTCAACAACCTATTCGTAATGTAGTTCAGGCCAGGCTTTTAGGGGCTCACATTCATTCAAAAGTAGTAACAGAACATTGTTACATATCAATCGAAGAACTTGATTCTATATTTAACGATAGAGCTTCAAATGTTTTAACTGGACAGGGTGAATTAAGCAAAGTTAGGGGATCTTTTGCTAGTATCGTTACAACAAGTGCTACTCACGGAGAAGGTGATTCTCTTATTACATTCAAAGATGAGTACCCAATCGTCGCTCAATACATTAATCCAATTAGAAGTATAGATCGTTTTAGTATTAAAATTAGAGATCAGAACGGGAACTTCATAAAAAATTCCTCTGTTTCTGGTTCCAATTATTTCGTATTTAATTTCGTGTGTCGAAAAATGAATTTGTAATTTTCTCCATTTACTGTAGTATGTCTTCTGGTATTGTCCAACTCGTTGCAATTGGTGCCCAAGATGAATATATTATCGGTAAACCGGAAATTTCGTTTTTCAGTACAACTTTCAAACGACATTCCAATTTTTCACAATCCGTCGAGAAGCAGGTCATACACGGAGATGTGAAAAATAATTCAATGTCAAGCGTTCGGTTTGAACGCGCAGGTGACCTTCTTGGTTACACTTACCTTACAATCGATGATACAACCAAGGCTGTTGATGTTTTAAGATGGGATAAACTCATTGATAAAGTAGAGTTACTTATAGGTGGATCCATTATTGATAGTCAGGATGCTATTTTTACTGAAAAAATAGCAATTGATACATTCGCACAGAATATATCTAAAAGTGCCATAGGTACACACCCAGGTGTGAGCGCTCGCTCATGCTTTTACCCCCTTCGTTTCTTTTTCTGTGAAGGTCCCCAATGTGCACTCCCATTAGTGGCGTTGAATTATCATAATGTAGAACTCCGGATTTATTGGGGTTCAGAAGCTGCAAATTACAATTTCGAACTTTTCTCCAATTATTACTTCTTGGATAACGAAGAACGTGGAAATTTGGCCACTAGAAAACATGATATCTTGATAACACAGGTTCAAAAAAATGAACCTACCAGGGAAAATATTCAAGAACTAACATTTAACCACCCAGTCAAATATTTAGCTTCTTCTGATACAACCACACATAGTGCACTTACCTCCCCACAAAACAAAATTAAACTTAACATAAATGGTGTAGATTTAGCTAATTATAGATGGGGAAAACCACATTTTATTGACATTATGAGTTATTACCATACAAATTTTGTAACATCTCCAGATTTTTGGTTATATTGCTTTTGTCTAATGACAAGCTCTTTACAACCTACAGGGACTCTTAACTTTAGTCGTATAGAATCTGCAAAAATTATGAGTGAAAATATGACGATTGATCACCCAATATACGCAGTGAACTACAACATTTTGAGAATTGAAAATGGGATGGCGGGTCTACTCTACGCGAATTAATTTAGGAATCTATATTAAATGGTGAAGAATATACCTACCATAGAAAGATCCACTAGAATCAGATTTGGTAAAAACGCACTGGAGGATCAGGCGGATAATACAATCGTTTTCAATGCATCAGAAGAGGAAATTAATGCTGCTCACCCTAATTCCGTCTATTTACACCCGATTCGTCTTCGTGAAGATTATTCTAATAAACAGGTCGTATTACTAATGTATGATAGAGGTACAAAAGAAATTACTGAATCCGGTGAAGCTGCGACAGATATTATTAATACAAGTTTACAAGGTGCTACAAATTTTGGTAATGTCACATCAAATATATGTGTGTTTCATGGATCTTCAGATGGTGGGGGTGTTAGTTTTATAACTTCAAATTCCGTTGGTATAGCCAATTCTAATCCACGAGATCATACCCTTAGTGTGGGTTCTAATTTATTTGTGGATGATGTTGGTTCTAATATTCTCGTTGTATCCGGTAATGTGAGTATCTCACAAGATTTATTTATTGAGGGAAACTTATCCGTTATGGGTTCGACATCTCTCATAGTTACAGATAATACATCTATCAAAGATGCTGTCGTTGAACTAGGTAGAAACAATACGACTGGTGATGTTACATTAGATTTAGGTCTTGTATTGACTCGCCCAGAATCGAATGTTATGATTGGATTTAAAGAGTCTATAGACGAAATTATTATTGCTTATACAAATGATGGTGCTGAAAATCGAGAATTAGATCCTATAACAAATGAACACGTGAATGTTCACGTGTATGGACGTGTATTTACAGAAGCTAATGTAGGTATTATCAATATAAACCCCATTCACACCCTTGATGTTGGTTCGAATTTATACGTTGATGATCTTGCTTCTAATGTATTAGTTGTCCGAGGTTCGGTGGATATCATAGATGATTTAACTGTCACCGGTAACGTTTATGTTGAACAAGATATTGAGGTTGAAGGTAACGTATACATTGACGGAAATGTGAATGTGTATAAAGACCTATCTATTACTGGAAACGTCTATACAACGGGTAATACTTTAATTAGTGACCAGTTAACCGTCACTGGTAACGTGTACGCAGATCAAGATATAGAAGTTGTAGGTAACGTAAATGTAAGTGGTAATGTTAATGCATACAAGGACCTATTAGTCACTGGAAATGTCTACACAACGGGGAATACTTTAATTAGTGATCAGTTAACTGTCACTGGTAATGTGTACGCAGATCAAGATATAGAAGTTATAGGTAATGTATACATTGACGGAAATGTGAATACTTACAAGGACCTGTTAGTCACCGGAAACGTCTACACAACGGGTAATACGTTAATTAGTGACCAGTTAACTATCACTGGCAACGTGTACGCAGATCAAGATATAGAAGTTGTAGGTAACGTAATTGTAAGTGGTAATGTTAATGCATACAAGGACCTATTAGTCACTGGAAACGTCTATACAACGGGTAATACTTTAATTAGTGACCAGTTAACTATCACTGGCAACGTGTACGCAGATCAAGATATAGAAGTTGTAGGTAACGTAAATGTAAGTGGTAATGTTAATGCATACAAGGACCTGTTAGTCGTCGGAAACGTCTATACAACGGGTAATACTTTAATTAGTGACCAATTAACTGTCACTGGTAATGTGTACGCAGATCAAGATATAGAAGTTGTAGGTAATGTATACATTGACGGGAATGTGAATACATACAAGGACTTATTAGTCACAGGAAACGTCTATACAACGGGTAATACGTTAATTAGTGACCAGTTAACTATCACTGGCAACGTGTATGCAGATCAAGATATAGAAGTTGTAGGTAACGTAAATGTAAGTGGTAATGTTAATGCATACAAGGACCTATTAGTCACCGGAAACGTCTATACAACGGGTAATACTTTAATTAGTGACCAATTAACTATTACTGGTAATGTGTACGCAGATCAAGATATAGAAGTTGTAGGTAACGTAAATGTAAGTGGTAATGTTAATGCATACAAGGACCTATTAGTCACTGGAAACGTCTATACAACGGGTAATACAGTCATTAGTGACCAGTTAACCGTCACTGGTAACGTGTACGCAGATCAAGATATAGAAGTTGTAGGTAACGTAAATGTCAGTGGTAATGTTAATGCATACAAGGACCTATTAGTTACTGGAAACGTCTACACAACGGGGAATACATTAATTAGTGACCAGTTAACCGTCACTGGTAACGTGTATGCAGATCAAGATATAGAAGTTGTAGGTAATGTATACATCGATGGAAACGTGAATACATACAAGGACCTATTAGTTACGGGAAATGTCTATACAACGGGTAATACAGTAATTAGTGACCAATTAACTGTCACTGGTAATGTGTATGCAGATCGGGATATAGAAATTGTACGTAACGTAAATGTCGGTGGTAATGTCTCCATCAATGGCCTCACAAGTTCATATTTTCCAATGATGAGTGTAGATAATAAATACCTTGTCGATTCTGTGATACGAAACGAGAATGACACCATTTTAATTAACTGTGATACCGAAATCACAGGTAATTTACAGGTTTATGGTACAAGTTTTACGGTGAATTCTGAAAACTTGAGTATTACAGATCGTATTCTTGATATAGCCAATAATAATGTTTCACATACACTTGATATCGGTCTTGTCATGGAACACCCCGACTATAACATAGCTCTTATACACCATGGTGATCACCCTCATACTTTTAGTTTGGGATATACAAGTAATGGTTATGCTGATACACAAGTTTTACAAAATGTCATCAATGAGATTACTTTCGATGTTTGGGGAAATGCTCTTATTCAAAACAATTTAACAGTAGTAAATAACGATTTATTTGTTCAAAATGGTCAACTAGGTATTAAAACGTTAGACGCTGAACATGACCTCCATGTAGTAGGCAATGCATTCGTAACCTCAAACATTACAACAACTTCAAATGTGATAGTAACTGGTGCAGCATCTTCATCTAGTACAACTACTGGTGCCCTCCAAGTGACTGGTGGTGTAGGTATAGTAGAAAACCTGAATGTTGGCGGTGTTACAAAGGTTTGGGATGCTAGTACATCTACAACGACAACTACAGGTGCTCTAAAGGTCGCTGGTGGTGTGGGTATAGTAGAAAACCTGAATGTTGGGGGTTTTACCAAGGTTTGGGATGCTAGTACATCTACAACGACAACTACAGGTGCTCTAAAGGTCGTTGGTGGTGTGGGTATAGTAGAAAACCTGAATGTTGGGGGTTTTACCAAGGTTTGGGATGATAGTACATCTACAACTACAACCACGGGTGCCCTCAAGGTTGCTGGTGGTGTGGGTATAGTAGAAAACCTGAATGTTGGTGGTGTTACCAAGGTTTGGGATGCTAGTACATCTACAACGACAACTACAGGTGCTCTAAAGGTCG